GCGCAAACCAAGAAGACTATCAAAGAGGCTTATGTCAAGATAGACGCAAAAGAAGCCACCAACATGGCTAGCGTGGCCGGGATTGCTGAAACCCAAGCGGTGGCAGCTATAAACGGGTCTATTAAAGCAAAAGTCCTGAGTGTTGGAATGTCAGACCAGATGTTGGGGTCCATTGCTTCAAATACCCTTATACAAGGTGCTCCTAGCCGGGAATGGTGGAGTGGCCAAGCAACCTCTCTTCAGAGCGGATTTAAGAATATCATACGGCAATCTATGCTAGCAGGTGAAACCACCAGCAACATAGTAAACTTAGTGAGAGGGACCGAGGCCCTCAGGTTTAAAGATGGCCTGATGCAAACTGCTAGAAATAAAGCAGAAGCTCTTGTTAGAACGTCCGTCCAAGTGGTGGCCAACGAAGCCAGGATTGGGACATATGAAAGCAACCGTGACGTGGTAAAATATATTGAGTGGGTATCAACCCTGGACTCTAGGACTAGCTCTACCTGCCAAGTATTGGACGGCAAAAAGTGGGCTGTGGGTACGTTCAAGCCTATAGGCCCCAATAGTCAGAATTTTCCCGGTCCCACAGCTCATTGGAATTGCCGCTCAACCCAAGTCCCAGTTCTAAAATCTTGGAAAGAGCTTGGCTCCAAGCGCAAATTTGATGAAATACCAGCTTCCACCCGGTCTAGCATGGACGGTCAAGTAAGCTCGAAAATAAGTTACGAAGATTGGCTTAAATCCAAGGGCCAGGAATTCCAAAAGGAAGTCCTGGGGCCGGGAAAATTCGAACTTTGGAAAGCCGGGAAAATTGGATTTAAAGATCTGACCAACTCAGCTGGAAACCCCCTCACTGTTAGCCAACTCCAATTGAAGTATGATGATAAGCCCAAGCCCAAAAAGCCAGCCAAAATTAAAATATTAAATGAAAAAGGTACAACGGCTAGTAATGCAGGAATTCCCGAATATATTGAACTGATAAGTAAAGTCCAAGGTGCATCCGGCCGTGTATCTTTAGAAAATGAGTTATTAACTAGAAGTATGATTCAAGCGACATCTAGGTACACTGGTGGCACTTATAAAGACATTAACGACCACCTCAGGCATGGGCAAAGTTTACGTGAGTTTGATTTGGGGGGCATTAAAAGCATGGACGATATGTTTGCAGTTCTTCCCCGCACACAAAGACCCATGAAGCTATTCAGGTCCAGGCAGTCCGATAAAATGCATAAAATAGGCGATGTTTTAACGGATAAGGGTTTTGGCTCAACTTCTACTAATGCCACGAACGACACATTTGGATTGTATGATTATGAAATTACCATCCCCACGGGGTCCAACGTTGGCTTTATTGCGAGCTCGTCCCAATTCAAGGGGGAATTAGAGGTTTTATTGAACAGGGGGTACAGGATGACTGTAACCAAGATTACCAAGAATGGTAGGGGCTCACTGGGTAAGACGTACCACACAACATTAGAACTAGAATAGTATTTTATCGGCCCCGGTGGGGCACAACTAAAGAACCGGAGGTTCAAAATGGCTTTACAAGCTACAGTAACAGAAATAGATAGTGTGCCTGAGGCACTTCGTTCAGCTTATGTCGAAAAAGACGGTGCGTTCCATTTAGATGTGGATGGCATGGTAGACAAATCAAAACTGGATGATTTTCGCTCCAACAACGTTAAATTGCTGAAGGACATTGAGACCCTCCAAGGCAAATATAAAGACGTGGACGTGGACCAATATGCCGCTTTCATTAAAGCTCAAACTGACGGCAGTGACCAGAAATTACTTGATGAAGGCAAAGTCGAAGAATTGCTAGAAGAGCGCACCAAAAGAATGAGGGAAGCTCACAACAGTGAAATTGAAAAGGTCCAGGGCGAAAACGACACCCACAGACGGCAACTTGAGGGTTTGATGATAGATGCCTCTGTCCGTGATAGCGCAACCAAGCAGGGTGTGGCTTCCACAGCAATGGATGACGTGATACTTAGGGCCAAGACAGTCTTTCAATTGAAAAACGGCCAAGCCACACCCTTTGATGTAAATGGGGACGTAATTTACGGGTCTGGAACTTCGGACCCCATGTCTGTGGACCAGTGGGTAAAAGGTTTAACAGGCTCAGCACCCCACCTATTCACCCCTTCAAGGGGAGCAGGTGGAAATCACGACAACCGAGGGGGCAGTGGTGGAAACCAAGTAACTAGAGCGGAATTTGACTCTATGGACCAATACTCTCGGTCAGACTTCGCCAAAAAAGGCGGAAAAGTGGTTGACTAGCAATGCCGTTTTATGTTATAATGTTCGTAACAGTAGCGGAGTTACTGACCCCTTAAAGATTCCAGTGGAATCTAAGACTATAGAACGAGGGCGCTACTGTCCTCGAAATTTAAACTTTTGAGGAATTATCCCCATGGCCAACGTCCTAACAGACCTAGCAGCCGACATCTATAAAGCAGCCGATACAGTCGGCCGTGAGCTAGTCGGTTTCATCCCAGCAGCAACCATCAACGCAGACAGCTCAGAGCGAGTTGCTAAAAATGGCGTTATTCGTGCTGCTTACACTCGTGCAGCTACTGCTGGCGACATCACAGAAGCAATGACTATTCCGGAAGGAACAGATCAAACTGTCGATAACAAGACCATGACAATCGGCAAAGCTCGCTCTGTCCAGATTCCATGGACTGGTGAAGACATGAAGCATGTTGGCAATGGTGCTGGCTTTGAAACCGTTTATGGTGATCAAGTGGCCCAGGCCATGCGCACATTGACAAACGAAATGGAAACAGACCTAGGCGTCGCAGCCTATCAGGGCGCATCTCGTGCCATTGGTACTGCTGGCACTACCCCGTTCGCTTCCAACTTCAATCTTGTAGCATCTGCCCGTCAAATCATCGCTGATAACGGTGGCGTAACTAACGATGGCCGTTTAAGTCTTGTTATGAACAGCTCAGCTGGCACTTTAATGCGCAACTTAGCAAGCTTGAACCAAGTTAACACATCTGGTGGTGACACTTTATTGCGTCAAGGAGTGTTATTGGACCTTCAAGGCGTTTCAATGCGTGAGTCAGGTCAGGTAACGTCCCACACCAAAGGTGGTGGTACTAGCTATCTAGTGAATAACGCTGCAACTGAAGCAGCAGGCCAGACAGTAATTACCCTTGATACAGGCTCTGGCACTGTAATTGCTGGCGACTGCGTGACTTTTGCTGGTGATACAAACATCTACGTGGTTCAAACTGCCCTTGCTGGTGGTGATGTTGTATTGAATGCTCCAGGCTTAATCTCAGCAGCAGCTAATAACGCAGCAATGACAGTTGGTAATAATTTTGCCGCCAACGTGATGTTCCATCAGTCCGCTCTTGAACTAGCAGTTCGCGCCCCAGCAGTACCCGGTGGTGACGATGCGGCCATTGATGCTATGATGGTGCAGGACCCACATTCCGGCCTCGTTTTTGAGGTTCGCGTTTACAAAGGTTATCGTAAGCAGATGATTGAAGTAGCCGCTACTTGGGGTGTTAAAGCCTGGAAGTCGGAAAATATGGCAATTCTCCTAGGGTAAGTCCCCTTGACCGGGGTCCAACTTAGGCTCCCGGTCCTTTTAATCCCCTAATAGGAGTTAATATGGAAGATTCAAAGAAAACTGCTACTAAAAAGGCAAACCCCCAAACAACCAAAATGGAGCGTGACGGTAATACCGCAGACGTCCATAAAGACGAAGTTGCTAATTATATTAAAAGTGGTTGGGTGGCTAAGTAATATGGCTATTACCGCTACGATAGGTGGGGCAACATCCGACAGCTACTCTACTGTGGCGGATGCCGATTCATACCATGCCGACCATTTATATCACGCAACATGGACCGCAGCCTCAACGGACAGTAAAGAGCGCAGCCTTAAAATGGCTACCCGGCTGTTGGATGAACGCATTACATGGGTTGGCTCCAAGAACACAGACGCACAATACTTGAGATGGCCCAGAAGTTCAGTTACTAACATAGACGGGTATTCGGTTCCGGTCACTGTCATCCCTGCTCCCATTAAGAATGCCGTGGCAGAACTGGCCAGACATCTTACAGTGTCTGATTTAACGGCTCAGGCCCAAGGTAAAGGAATTGCTAGCCTAGATGCCGGGTCCGTTTCTCTGACGTTCAGTAAAACAGACACAGCTGACGTTTTGCCCACCATAGTCCAAGAGATGCTCCGGGGCTGGGGCACTATTCATGCTAGAGCTAAATTTGGTTCGGCAACAGTGGTGAGAACATAAATGAGTCTTAGAGCAGCCATTGCGTCTGCTGTTTCCGGGGCAATTTTGGCCACGGGCGACATTGCAGAAACCATAACTTACACTGCGAAATCAACGGCTACCTATAATGTGGCTAATGGCACTTTATCTAAGACCGACACTACATATAGTATTAAAGCCATCGTAGCTCCCTTTGGGGCTGGCGGCTTGGGCAATCCCACACATATTGAACCAGAGCATACTGGGGCTTTGTCGGTACTGTTTGCTAGTGCTGATCTTACAGTCACGCCAGACAGCTCTGACACTATTACTAGGGGTGGTGCAGTGCATAAAATCACCCAGATAATATTTGACCCGGCAGGTTCTACACATAGATTAATAGTGGAGCGTCTAGGGTGAGCTTCAAACTGGACATCAGAGAATTTGCGGAAGCCACTGGGCTGGAGCTGGAGCTCGTGACCCGGAAGATTGCCCTAGACGCTTATGCTAGAGTTACCGTTAAGACTCCTGTTGACACCGGACGAGCTAGAGGCAACTGGAATGTAGGTGCAGGAAGACCAGATTTAAGCACTACAAAAACAGGCGAATCCCCACCACCCTCTTTGAAAAAAGGTGATGGTGAAGCAGCAATATACATAACCAACAATCTAGACTATGTATTTGAATTAGAAAATGGCAGCAGTAAACAATCACCTGAAGGAATGGTGGCTGTTTCAATGCTGGAATTAGAGGCAGGGATTAAAAATGTCCTTCGCTAGTGAAAGAACGAGCATAGAATCCAGGCTAAATGCCAACTGGACCACCACTACCATTGACTGGGAGAATGTGGACTTTAACACTCCTAACAACACCCCTTGGGTTCGGTTATCTATCTTGAATGGAGAATCGGGTTATAGGGCTATGGAATCTAAAAAGATACATTTAGGCATTATAGCTGTTCAATTATTCACCCCCATTAACACAGGGACAGCTATTGCGAGGGGCTATGTGGATACCCTAGCCGCCATTTTTGATGACCAATCATTTGATGATGTGCGTTGCGGAGTGGCTTCTATTGCCAGTGTGGGAAATTCAGACATCTGGTATCAAATTAACATTACTATTCCTTATAGGAGGGACGCATAAAATGAGCACTTTACTTTACCCACCCACTGGGGGAGAGCCTGTCTTGGCTCATGATACTCAAGTGGATAGAATGAAAAGCAAGGGTTGGTTAGAAACGAACCCCAAAAATGGCAATTTAGCCAAACCAACCCCAACCAAAAAGGTGAACAAAGATGGCGAATCATAAAGGCAGTGAAGGTGTAGTAAAGATAGGCTCAGCAACAGTCGCAGAGGTGAAGGACTGGTCATTTGATGAAACAGCCGATACTACTGAAGACACGATTATGGGTGATTCGGCTCGTACCCGTAAAACCACTTTGACTTCGGCATCAGGCTCAGTAAATGCTTTCTGGGATGAGACCGATACTGCCGGACAGGTAGCAATGTCTGCTGGCAGTGAAGTCGCATTGAAGCTGTATCCAGAGGGAGCTGCTTCTGGTGATACTTTTTATTCCGTATCAGCTCTCATCACCAGTGTTTCACGCAGTGCCACATTTGACGGCATGGTAGAAGCAAGTTTTAGCTTTGAATCTAATGGTGCTGTTTCTGTAGCGACAGTATAATGAGCATACTTGAAAATGCCAGGGCTCATTTTGAGTCCAAAGGCATCCGCCAAATTGAAATTTCTGAGTGGGACACAACGATACACTGTTCCCCCTTTACCATGAATGAAAAGCGCAAGCTTTTAAAAGTGGCAAAGAATGACGATTTGGAATTTTTAGTAAGAGCGTTGATCATGAAAGCTAAAGACGCACAGGGCGAACCATTGTTTGACCTGTCCGATAAAGTAGCCCTAATGAACAGCGTTGACCCGGACGTGATCACCCGTGTGGTTACTGAGATTACCACCTCTGATTCCGTTGAGGATATGGAGGGAAACTAAAGGCCGACCCTGAGCTCATGGGGCTTTATGCATTAGGTGATCGGCTGAGAATACCCATACACGAACTGGCAGATATGTCAGTAGAAGAGTTTAACGGCTGGGTGGCCTATTATAGGATGAAAGAAGATGGCGGTAAATAGGCTAGCAGTATTGGGAATTACGGTTGACCCCACAAGGGCAATTGCAGGTTCTCGCAGGGCAACTGCCGCCATTGCAGGGGTGGGCCGGGCAGCATCTAGCGTTAAAAACCGGATTTTCAGTCTGCAAGGGGCTTTAGTGGCTCTTGGCGGAGGATTGGTAATCAGGAGCTTCTTGCAAACCGCTTCCTCTATGGAAAATCTGAAAATCCAGCTTAAAACTGTGACGGGGTCTGCCAATGATGCAGATAAAGCTTTCTCCAGGCTTACGGATTTCACAACCCGTACTCCCTATGAGATAGACCAAGTAGTATCAGCGTTTACCAAGCTAAAAGCATTTGGCCTGGACCCAAGCGAAGAGGCTATGACGGCTTTTGGCAACACTGCTGCAGCCATGGGCAAAGACCTCAACCAGATGATTGAAGCGGTGGCAGACGCAGCTACCGGGGAATTTGAGCGTCTAAAAGAATTTGGTATCAAATCCAAGCAGCAGGGCGACCAAGTGTCGTTCACATTCCAAGGCGTCACAACTACAGTAAAGAAAGAATCCAAGGCTATCCAAGGCTATTTGATGGACATAGGCAACAACCAATTTGGTGGTGCTATGTCAGATCAAATGGACACCATGTCCGGGGCCCTATCCAATTTCCGAGGAAGCTTCACACTTTTTCAAGATGAATTGATGGATAATGGACCATTTGCTATTTTTAAGGGTCTAGTCAATTCCGCAAGTGAAATTTTGTTTGGCACCAAGGGGTCTTTGTCAAGTAATGCGGCCGCAGCGGGTCAATCAATCACTTCATTTATTCAGCGGGCCACTATAGGTGTGGCTAGATTTACTGATGATATGAAAATCTATATTGATACTATATGGGTCTCTGTTAGTAGTTTGTGGGGTGAGTTTTTAAAATTACCTTCAGAAGTACAATCGATTGGTATTGTAGGAGTCATGCTTGGTGGCTTTTATTTAAGGTCGTTTATAGTTGGGTTATTAGCCAGTATAAATACTGTTAAAGAATTTCTAGGCATGAGTACCATTGATAACGCCATGTTAACCAACTTAGAGTTAATGAATGCTGAAATTGATAGGCTGAATCTAAAATTAGGTGGTCTTAATGCTGCCAACCTTGGTGGAAGTGAATTAGCGGATAAGCTATCAAAGCAAGCTCAAGTTCTTATGGATGCAAGAGCAGCCTTAGAAGGAACAACCATGGGTGGGGTGGACAACCTTTCACCAATGGGCATCCCTAGCGCTATTCCAATTACTAGCGGGATGGGCGCAAATGAAAAGGCAGTTATTAACTTTTTTAACCTACAAACTTCATTGCAGGCAGAATTAAATGAGACTGAGGCAGAAGCTGCCGTTGAAAAAGTCAAAATAACATCTGCCAGTATGGGTGAAATTTCAGCTCTACATAGAAAAAATCAAGAGGAAATGTCACACACTACCGCAGTATTTGAGGAAAGAAACGCAGGGCTTCACGCCGCTGCTATGGCTAGAAAAAGCGAAGCATTTAACCAATTCAAATCATCCTTTAATGAAGGGTGGGCTGAAATGGAAGCTCAATCTATGCCAGTTCTAGATCGAATGGCGGACAAGCTTTTAACCATATTTGGTCCCGGTGGCACATTTTCACAGGGTATTGGTGACGCAACTGCCAACATGATAATATTTGGTAAATCTGGTGCAGATGCCATGAAAGAATTGGGCCGGACCATCATGGGGCAGGTAATCTCAGCTTTGGTTGCAATGGGCGTTCAAACGGCAGTCAACTTTGCTAAAGAGCGCATATTTGGGGCAGCATCAACGGCAGCAGCAGGAACACAGGCTGCTTTTATTGCCGCAGCTTATGCACCAGCTGCTGCCGCAGTATCATTGGCTACGTTTGGGTCCAACGCAGTTGCAGCTAATGTTGGTATGGCCTCCTCATTTGCTCTGGCCAAAGGATTATCCCTAGCCGGGGCCCGTGAATTAGGGGGACCTGTCCAGAGGTCCGGAACTTATTTGGTGGGAGAGCGTGGGCCCGAATTATTTACCCCAGGTCAATCTGGCAACATAACGTCTAATAAAAATATGGGCGCAGGCAATACGGCAAACGTAACTTTTAACATCAATGCCATAGACACATCAGACGCTACTAGACTTATAGTATCCCAACGTGGTACAATAGTAGGTGTGATAAACCAGGCTCTCAATGAGCGCGGAAGGGCAGCTTTAGTATGACATATCCTGTAAGTCCTAAATTTTCGTCTATTTCTATCTCAAGTATTGACCCTACTCTTTACTCCCAAGCGGTAAATGGTCGTATTCAGAGCAGAAAAATTGCTGGTCAGCAATGGGGCTTTAGCGCATCATATCCACCTATGACAAGGAGTGAATTTCAGCCAGTAAGTGCATATATTGACTCTTTGCGTGGTCGCCATACAGTTTTTACTATAGTGCCCACAGAAATTTCTTCATCTAGTGCAACTGTTAGTGGAACTGTAACCTGTACAGCAGCAGTAGTAGGGCTTTCAGTGGTCCCAACTACAGGTCTGACAGGCACATTAAAGGCCGGAGACTTTATAAAGTTTAGTGGTCATAATAAAATATATAAGCTGACTGCTGATAGGGCTGGCAATGGTAATCTTGCTATTGTTCCACCTTTAATAACAGCAGTAACTACTGATACCGTGACCTATAATGATGTGCCTTTCACCGTAAGGCTTGCCAATGACGTCCAGGAATATTCTATTGGAACGGATATGCTTCATAAATTTGAAGTGGACTTTATAGAGGCTTTATCGTGAGTAGGGAAATTCATGCTGATGTAATAACTGAGCTTGCAAAAGACAGCTTTCAAATGGCTCATTTGATATTGATAGATTTTGAAACACCTATTTATATCACTGAGTGCATATCTGACATCATATTTGATGGTAATACATATGCCTCAAGCGGAGCCTTACAGGGCATATCAGCAGTAACTGAAACAACAGAAGTTCAAGTTGGAGCAGTTAGCCTAACTCTGTCTGGTGTCAGTCAAGAATATATCAGCATCCTTTTGAATAATGCTTATATAGACAAGCAAGTAACAATAAGCCGAGTATTAATGGACCCATACCTTCAAATTATAGGCACTCCTATATTAATGTATGATGGTCGAATTACAAATTTTGCAATCAACGACACAATGGAAACTAGCAACGTGACCATTACAGCCGCATCTCATTGGTCAGACTTTAATAAAAAGTCAGGGCGAAGGACAAACCACAACAGCCAACAGATATTCTTTAATGGCGATAAGGGCTTTGAGTTTGCACCCAAAATCATGCGTGATTTAAAATGGGGTAAAGCCTAATGATATTCGGCTGGATAAAAAGGAATATTGTTGACCCTATTTTAGACATAGGCCAAGTAATCATTGATGTTGTTGTTGATGCTATCAGTGATGTTGTCTCTTGGTTCATAGACATTCCTGATATGGAGGTTGTTGAGCAAGAATATAGGGGTGTTTTGCTTAACAAGCAATCCAACATCTCTTCAATTCCTGTAGTATATGGACAAAGAAAAATAGGTGGAACAAGAATATTTATTTCTACATCTGGAACAGATAATAAATATTTGTACATGGTTTTAACACTGTGTGAGGGCGAAATACATTCAATTGGTGATGTATATATTAACGATATTTTAAGCAGCAACTCTAAATTCTCAGGACTGTTGACCATCAACAAATATGTTGGTACGGATGGTCAAGATGCAGATCAAATGTTAATTGATGCCAACATAGGCTGGACTTCTGCTCATACATTAAGCGGTGTAGCTTATATTGCAGCCAGATTTACTTGGGACCAGGACGCTTTTGGAAGTATTCCAACAATCCATGCAATTGTTCAAGGGAAAAAAGTTTACGACCCAAGGGCCACAACAACAGCGAGTGTAGCCAATAGTTCAAACTCAGCCCTTTGCCTTAGAGACTATTTAACCAATGCTAGGTATGGAAAGGGATTATCGTCATCTTTTATAAATGAATCACAATTTATAACCGCAGCAAACAAGTGCGACTCCCTCGTTACATCTTATTCTGGCGGCAGTAACCAAAAGATTTTTGAGTGCAACGCGGTAATAGACACAAATAAAACTCTTATTTCCAATGTCAAAGTAATACTATCTGGAATGAGAGGCTTAATGCCTTACAATAAGGGGGCCTATGGTCTTATTATAGAAGACGAGGGTGATGCAACATTTGCATTTACAGAATCCCATATAATTGGTGGAATAAGCATTAGAAGTGAAAGCAAACGCACAAAATTCAACAGAATTATAGCCACATTTTGCAACCCAGATGCTAATTGGCAGATGGACCAAATTGAGCACCCGATTGCAGGAAGTTCAGAGGAAGCAGGGTATTTACTGCAGGACGGGGGGGTTGAATTAGTTAGCCAAATGAACTTACCTACTACTACAAACATTTACACTGCTCAGGATATGGCTTCGATTGCATTAAAACGGTCAAGGAATGCTTTAATCGTTTCCTTTAATTCGACCAGTGAGGCTTTAAATGCTTCTATTGGTGATATTGTATCAGTTACCCATTCAACCCCATCTTTCGTTGCAAAGCCATTTAGGGTCCAGAAGTTAGTCTTGGCCCCTGATGGAACTGTAAATGTTTCTTTAATTGAACATCAAGACAGCATATACCCTTGGTCAGAAAAAACCGAAGCTGATGATATTCCAGATACTAACTTACCAGACCCATTTACAGTTGCTAGTGCTGGCATACCTTCAGTAACTGAATCTTTGTATGTTACAAAAAATGGCGCAGGGGTTAAAGCTAAAGTCGAACTAAAATGGACTGCTGCAAATGACGCGTTTGTAAATCAGTATGAAGTTCAATATAAAGAAAACGGGGCTGCTACATACTCACACGCTGGGACTGTTAGCGACATTGATTTAGAAATATTAGACATTGCACCAAACAAGTATTATTTTAGGGTTCGTGCTATAAACGCTTTAGGTGCTAATAGTGACTGGGCTGAAACGGCACTAATTGAGGTTTTTGGATTAGCTGCACAGCCAAGTGCATTAACTGGGTTATCTGCTCAAAATGTTTCTAGCCTTACAATTTTAACCTGGAATCAATCTGTAGACCTTGACGTTAGGATTGGTGGGCATATAGAGGTTCGCCATTCAAGTTTAACATCAAGTGCTGGCTGGTCTGACTCAGTATCTGTAGGAAATTCTATCTTAAATGGAACTGCGACTGTTGCCGTTCTACCCTTTCAAGCAGGAACTTACATTGTCAGAGCAACAGATTCCAGTGGTATACAATCAAATGTCACCAGCATAATAAATCTAGGGGACACTGTTCAAGCATTTTCCAGTGTTGGCACATTATCTGAACACCCTAACTTTAATGGCACTCAGGATGACACTGTTAAACTAGGCAGCATTATTAAGTTAGAAGGACAAAATAATATTGATGCCTGGGCTGATATAGACAGTGTTGTTTTATTCGATATTGGTGATGCTGGCATAGACCTTGGCGGCACTTATACATTCTCAGCGGGCATAGATGCTGGCTCTGTTAAACGACAACAATTGAAGAGACATATTAAATCAATTATAACCCAGCCTTTGGATTTAGTTGACAGCAGGTCTGTTAACATAGATGATTGGGCAGACTGGGATGGCACAAATACCGCAAACGGAGATTGTAAAGTTTATGTTCGCCATACAGCCGACAACCCGGCATCAAACCCCACCTGGTCGGCTTGGGAATTGTTAAACGTGAACGAGTACAACAAAAGAGCATTCCAATTTAAAGCATTGTTGAGTGTTAACGACTCAGCCTACAACATCGAAATATCAGAGCTGTCAGTAACAGCACAGGAGATAGCATAAAATGTCAAACGCTGACTATGTATTAGGGAACCAATCAGGCGCGGCTTTCCGCGCTGAACTCAACACTATCCTAGGTGCAGTAACTAGTAATAATAGTTCATCTTCTGAGCCCTCGGCCAAGTTTGCCTATATGTGGTGGGTTGATACTAATACTGGCTTACTTAAGCAAAGGAACGCAGCGAATAATGCCTGGGTGTCTCTAGGGACGCTTGCCACTGCCAACTTAGGCCATGCAGCGTTGGCATCCGCTCAAACATTTACAGCCGGTCAGCGTGGTGAGGTTACTGCCCTGACAGATGCAACTAGCATTGCCACTAACCTAGCATTGAGCAACAACTACTCAGTCACCCTAGCTGGCAACCGCACATTAGCTAATCCCACCAACACTGTCGCTGGTCAGTCTGGTTCTATATTCATCACACAAGACGGAACAGGCTCACGCACATTAGCTTATGGAGCTAACTTTAAGTTTGTAGGTGGCACTGCCCCCACACTTAGCACTACAGCCGCAGCAGTTGATAGAATAGATTATGTGGTAGCAGCAGCAACTAAAATTCATGCAGTGGTTTCATTGGATGTGAAATAATGAGTGTACTTAACGAGAATCAATTATTAGGGGCTAGTGGTGCTGGCGGTGACTATGAGATAGCACAGAGTCTAAGGTTTAATGACGATGATGGTTCATATCTTAGCCGCACTCCATCAAGTGCTGGTAATCTTAAGACTTGGACTTTTAGTGCTTGGGTTAAACGTGGGAATATGGGCCTTGAAAGACCTATTATTTCAGTGGGGCTAGTAGCAGGTGACCCTGCGTTTTCTTTATATTTTCACACTAGTGACCAACTACGATGTTGGACTAATGGTGCAAATACATCATTCTATACTAATGCTGTTTATCGTGACCCTAGTGCTTGGTATCACATTGTCTTAAAATCGTCTACAAATTCTCCTTTCTATAATTTGTACGTTAACGGGGAAGAAGTAACATCTTTTGCCACAGACAATAGAAGCAACTATCCCGGCACTGCTGATAGAGAAATTAATAGTACAGCTTTACATACCATTGGCAAATGGTATAACGGAGGTGTACAAACCTTAGACTGTTACATAGGCGAAGTAAACTTCATTGACGGACAAGCACTGACGCCTGATAGCCTTGGTGAGACAGGGAAATACGGGGAGTGGAATCCCATTGAGTACGCTGGCACATACGGAACCAATGGTTTCTATTTGCCCTTTGAGCAGGACTATTCTGTTGAAGGCTTCAGCACAGTGGTTTATGAGGGAACGGGTGCGTCAAATTATATAGGCGGGACAGGTTTTTCTCCAGATATGAGCTGGTTTAAAGTCAGAAGTGAGGCGGGTAATCATCAACTTTACGATACAGTCAGAGGTGCTTCTGCAAGGTTAGTAACCAATGCGACTACTGTGGAAGCAACAACTAATAACGGTTTTGCAGGATGGCAGACAGACGGGTTTAGTTTAGATAGTGGCGGCGGCGGCGGTGACGTAAACACGAACGGCAGAGCCTATGTTGCATGGAACTGGGACATGGGCAGCACGACAGCCTCTAATACCGATGGTACAATCACAACCAGTGTCAGGGCTAACACCACCTATGGGCAATCTATAGTCAGTTGGACAGGTAATGCCACAAATAATACCAAATTAGGGCATGGTTTAGGATCTACGCCTGAAATTGTTATAGTCAAAAGCAGAACGACAGCCGCACCTTGGAAAGTGGGCGGTTCAGTTATTCAAGCCGTGTATGGTGATGGGTCAAATAATAGTGCTTTTCTGTCCCTAAACACTTCAGCCGCAGCAGATCAGGAAACAACTGGATTTCAAGGGAATACAGCTACTACTATTGGCGTTGGCGCAAATTCAGACACTAACAGCAATGGTGCAACTTACATAGCGTACGCATTTCACAGCGTCACAGGCTATTCAAAATTTTCTTCATACTCTGGAAACGGAAATGCTACAGGCCCAATAGTGACGCTAGGCTTCCCGCCAGCTTTCGTTATTATTAGACGTAGTAATGGAGTAGAAAATTGGAGGATGTACGATAACACTCGTAATCCTAACGATCCTGTAAATAGTGTTTTACAGCCAAACGAAGCTGATGCAGAGGCTACAAGTGGCAACAATACAGTTAATTTTAGTGCCAACGGGTTTCAGCTTACCTCAACTAGTGGTGGAACAAACGCTTCAGGCGGCACTTACATCTACATGGCATTTGCTGACACACGCGAATACGCATACTGGTTAGATCAATCTGGCAACAACAATGATTGGACAAGCGAGGGTGGCCTGACTGAATCTGATGTGATGGTTGACAGCCCGACCAATAACTTTGCAATTTGGAATCCTTTAAACTTACCAGCCGCAGCAGTTTTATCAGAAGGTAACACTAAATTAACGCAAACCTCAAACGACAGAGGTGGTGCTGGTAATATGGCTATTTCGTCTGGTAAGTTTTATTTTGAGATTTATTATACGGCTGGGAGTAACCCTGAAATTGGTCTAGCACCAATCTCGCAGAGCTACGCTAATTCAGGAGCAACAAACTCTACAGATAAATTCTTGTTTATTTCAAATAATGGTGGAGTTAGAACGCCAGCTTGGACAGCTACTAGCGCAACTGGATTGTCTAGTCAAACAGGTATAAGCGTCATCGGTTTTGCTATAGATGCTGATGCTGGCAAAGCATGGTTTACAAATGCTAGTGGTACTTATTTTAACAGTGGTAATCCTGCAACTGGTTCAAACCCACAAGCAACTTTTGATTCGGATTGGCTCACTCAAACAGGCGGTGGTATCGTTCCGTTTGCTGGTATTTACACTGGCACAGGATCAGATATAAGAATTAACTTTGGCTCTGACTCAAGTTTTGCAGGAGCGAAAACCCCACAAGGCAAACAAGACTCAGGTGGAATTGGTGACTTTTTTTACCAGCCCCCGTCTGGCTTCTTAGCGTTATGTACAAGCAACCTTCCATCGGTTGATGTGATACCTAGTGAGCATTTTAATACTGTGCTTTATACGGGCACACGGCAAAATAAAGTAATTTCTGGAGTAGGCTTTCAGCCCGATTTTATTTGGCTTAAAACCAGATCAACAACCAGTAATCATGTAAGTGTTGATAGCGTCCGTGGAGGTGGTAAAGCAATCCAGCCTAATACTGTTTCTACTGAAAATCAATATGGCGCACAAGATGATAAAGTTACAGCATTTAGTTCTGACGGATTTAGCCTTGGGGTCGATGCTGCTGGTTATGGATTCAACGATAATAATGCTACCTATGCAGCATGGAACTGGAAAGCTGGCGGTTCAGCCTCATCTAACACCAACGGCACAATCACTTCTAGTGTGTCTGCTAACCCTAGTGCTGGCTTTAGTATTGTTAGTTATACGGGTACGGGTGCTAACGCCACAGTGGGACATGGTCTGGCATCTGCGCCTGAGATGCTAATTGTTAAGAATCGTAATGTCACAGACGTTTGGTTAGTTTATCACGATGGACTAGCCAGCGATCCTCAAACAGACTTTATAATTTTAGATCGTTCAGATGCAAAGGGAGATACAAACACAGCGTGGAATGATACGGCCCCAACATCAACTGTATTTAATTTAGGAAGTTTGGCTGATGTAAACAGAAGCAGCAGTAACCTAATAGCCTACTGCTTCCACAGCGTTGACGGCTACTCGAAGGTCGGTTCATTTGTTGGAACTGGAGGCTCTGGCGTGGTTGATGGTGCGTTTATAAATTTAGGATTTAGGCCAGCTATGGTTTTAGTCAAAAGCATTGCAGCGGCAGACTGGAATATATTTGATAATCGAAGATCAGGGTATAACAGTTCAAGTTACATTTTATTGCCAAACAGTAGTGCGGCAGAGGATGCGTCAAACCCTGTATTCCTAGACCTTTTATCTAATGGCTTCAAGTGGCGATTCGCCAATGCAGATTTTAACGCCTCTGGTGTTACATACATATTTTATGCAATAGCAGAAATGCCATTTAAACATTCAAACGCCCGATAACATGGCAATCACAATTTAGGAGAATACACTATGTGGTTCGTTGGAAATACAGAAGCAGGATTTGTAGTAAACAAGGCCAGAGG